TTTTTATTCTAGCGTGCGCAGAAGGATTTGAACCCTCGGCCTTCTGGTCCGTAGTTAGATATATCTAAATCATTGAATATAGGAATTTTTCTCATTGATAAGTATTTTGTGTCTATAAAGATTGCATTACCTTTTTAAAGTTATACTTAAGCATTTGAAAACTAAATTCCTCTTTTTTACAGATCATGTCACAAAATCCTATATATTCATAGTCATTGTTTCCTGCCTGTATCTGGTACGTCGAAAAAACCAAATAGTTGTTTACTTGTATGTTGTCTTCTAGTATAAATTTTCCCGTCTTATTAACCATGGTATTAACCGCTTGATATTCTGTTCTGTATTGACTTGTATACTCCCTTATAAAATCATCTTTTGTGGGGTTAGTACCATACATGTATATAATTACTGCAGCTAATATAAGGAGCAGTAATCCGTTCAATACTCCATTAAGAATGTTCTTTATACTCTCATACATCATATCTCCCTTTTTCTTTCATTAGCCTGTATTTTTTGATGCAGATGACGTTACCCTTCGTTTAGCTATTCGTTCATATGCATCTTCTATTATCATCTCCATTTTTATTAGTTCCTTTTCGTCAAGGTCATTTAGTATTTCTGTTATTTTGCTGTATTTTTCTTTTGGTTCTTCTTTGTGTACAATGTCATCGGTGTACATCCCAATTGTTTGTGCAACCCTTAGAAAATCTTTAACTTGGTCTGGAAGTTTCTTTTTCCAATTAGTTAATGTGTTTCTTGATACCCCAAGCTTAACTGATAGTTTTGATTGGCTTTCTGGATACTCTTCAATTAGTTTAGTTAGTCTGTCTATTATCTCTTTTTCCATTAAAACACCCCAATCTTTTTTGCGTAAAACTCTTGAGTTGCACAATTGTTTGTGCTATAATATATTTATAAGTAGTTTATCAATGAGAAAACACCAAAAAGGTGTTCTTCTCTATATTGTACCAAAAGTGAGTGTAGAAAGGAAGATTTTAATGATTAAATATGAATTTGAAGGGTTAGATGTTGGTAGTTATCAATATAGAATGTTGAAATTAGCTTTAGACAAAGAATTTAGTGATTTTGTTGATGCACCTTTGGACTATTTTTGTAATGTTACTATTCTTTCTGCAGATGAATCTGCCATTGGTTTAAAGGTTATTTTTTCTGATGTAAGCTATGAATTTGAATTTGCTCCTAAATATATTTCTGTAATTCATAACGTTGTTGTTTTGAATATAAATCTTTTTGAAATTTTGCGTTATGAAAAAGATTTTCGTAACATACTTTCGGAAGAAGGTCTTTTGTGAAATGCTGTAGCTTTTGTTGCCAAGGTAAGGAAGATATAGACATATGGTATTCGTCAAGAGTAAATAATCTTTACATTTGTAATGCTCCTGAATGTATGGATTACTTGAAGCAAATTAGGGAGCAATATAATTCTAGCGTTCGACCACGTAGATATATCACTCAAGGATTTGGAAAAGAATACTTAGAGGAAACTGTCCCGGATGCCGTTGAGGACTTCCAAGACTATTTAGTAAGGAAAACGAAACTTGAAGGTACACAGATTAGATGGTGGTGATAGTATGGAAAAATTCAAAGATTTTTTATGTGAATTTATATATAGGTTAATTCTAGTTGGTACATTCATATGCGGAATCTGTATACTTACTTTTGTTCTCGAGTTATGTCCTTTGTATATGGTCCCACATGTTCTTTATACCTATATAATCACACTTGTTATTATTATCCTTTTAATGATAAGTAATGAGTAAGGAAAACGAAACTTGAAGGTACACAAGTTAAATTATGGTAGGTGATAGATAATGCTTGTTTGGTTAATGGATGTTCTATATGCTTCATTCGAATTGGATTTAGGATTGATTGTTTTTATATATTTTTTGTTTTTTTTTGTATCTATATTCAAAATTTCACATGAAAAGCTAACCTCTAGCAAAAGCTAGTTGTTATAAATTAAACTTTCTAAATGGGGGACTAAGTCCCCCACACTCCTAGTAATTAATTACTAACCTATTCTAGAGAGGTTAGAGTTAATAATAAATTAAAGAAAGAGGTAATAATATGTTTGGACAAAGTATTAAAACAGTTGCATTTAATGTTTCAATGTTTGATGGTGTCATCAAAAACCGAGAGACTGGAGAAGAAACATCTGTGGATGATAGTTGTAAATTAACTATTCTTTCTGGGAAGTATAACGATACAAATATTAGAGCTAGTGAAGATTCGATTTCAGAAAAGTACGGACGTGAAGTTGCGCAGTACAAGATTACAAAGGAGCAGTTTGACCAGCTCAAAGATTTGAACTTTCCTGTTTTGGTCGACCTTAATGTCGACTATGTAAATAACAAAATGAACGTGCTTAGCGTGAATAGTGTCCAAGAGATTGACATTGTTGCCAAAAAGGCACAGACAACTAAGACCGCTTAAGGTTAATTTCCCATTAACATAAGAAGAAAGCGACTTTACCCTCGAGGACGAATATACCTGTGTCAAGGAAACATGGAATACCGGAGAACGAAGTTCGAGGATATGCCGTGAAAGTTCCTTGATGCAGATGGATATTGTCACACTGTCCCCGAAGGGGTAAAGCAACGCTTTATCCCCTTGCCTAACGGCGAGTGTTTAAAAGTTTAGGTCAAGCCTTTTTAAAGGCTTGTAGGGTTTGGGACTAGTCCCAAGTAGACCAATAAACGAATCATAAAAAATTTGATATAGAATCAAAGTAACACGCGCTCGGGATTGAAGCCGAAGGTCGAGACTACAGGCTCGATTTACGAAAGCCCATCACGAAGTGAGCGCCCAACTCTTTTGTATTAGAAAGGATAATATTGATGGATGAAATAGAAAATGTATCAAAGTCGAAGAAATCAAGAAAACGCTTTACAGTCAATCAGGCTTTAGAAATAGCCATGTTATTGTACATGACGATGCTTTACGCAAAAATGAATGAAATTCAAGAAGTAATTACAACTCTATTAAATTAGTAAAGGATTTGACATGAAAAATGCAGATAATAATAAATTGGTAATTATAATCGTGATAATTGTAGTTTTGGTCTTTGTGTTAAAAGGCTGTGGGGGTAGTTCTGCTGGTGGAAACTCATCTCCTCCATCATCAAATTATGAGGGTCCAGCTTCAGGTTCTGAAATTGAAGATATTGATTATGATATTTTAAATGAATTTGGTGCTATTCCTGTCTCTGTTCATAATTCAGATGTTTATGTCGGAACAAATAGGATAAAAACCATTGAATTGATTTATCACCTTAGTAAATATAATAACAAGAATGTATATCTTTATGATTGTGGCGGGTATCGGTCAACATGGACAACGGTAAAAGATTTATTATTAGATGCGAATTATACTGTACGCTATACGGAAAATTATGCTCCACTTTCCCATCTTTGGGAAAATTGACATGCTATAAAGGGATTGAACCTTTATAAATAAATGAAGGAGGTATACATATGGAAACAACGCCTACTATGTTTACTGAGTTTACAACGATGATGGAAACAGCTTGGCCGTATCTTATGACACTGATTTTCGTTGGTTTGATTAAACAAAAGTTATAAGATGATTGAAATCTTATAAGGAAGGAGTTTGTATGTTTGCTGACTTTACAACAATGATGGAAACGGCTTGGCCGTATCTAATGACTTTAGTTTTTATTGGTTTGATTAAACAAAAATTATAGTTATTAGGTGAAGGGACACCAAGTGTCCCTTTTTTCATATCAGAAAGAGGTGATTTGATGTCATTAAGATTAACATTTATTACAACAATGATTTTTAGTTTTCTTCTATGCATATTCATACTTCTGTTTTTACGAAGTAATGTCTATGCTGCCGAACCTGAACCGACACCTAATGTCATAGTTGAATCAATTTCAAAGGAAGAACTTCAAGAGGTTACTTCTGAAATATATGCCCAGTATATGCAAGATCGCCAACAAGAACTTCTAGAAAAACACACTAAGCAAGTAAAGGCGGGAACCACCTTTGCAGCAGTTGCAATTTTACTTATGGTTGTTCTTCGCTTCTATCAAAGTAGGTGATTTTATGTATATCATTCAATTTTTATTTTCAGTATTCATGATACTTTTTTTATTAGATTTAGCTGACATCATATGAAAGGAAAAAAATGAAAAAAATGCTATTAGTTGTTGGTGTTGCTTTCCTTATCGGCTATCTCTTTTTTCCTAATCTTTTTGATTCGGATGAAGTCGATGCCATAAGTGGTTATACAGAAAGTTCTATTCCTTATATAAGCACAAGTAAAAGCTATGCTGATGCCACTGATGTACGTTATTTTGCTCATTATCTCTATGCCAATACTTTTCTATTCCCTAATGGCAAAGTGGGTAAAATACCTTATTTTTGGAACGGCAAAGCAAATAATATAGACTTAGAAACGGGACTAGACAAAAATTTTTTGTCAATAAAGCTTGAGAATAGTCCTAACCATGGCAATCGCTATCGTGCATATGGTTTGGATTGTTCGGGGTATGTCGTCTACGTTATGTGGCTGTCGGGTTATAAGTCTTTTCCAGACGGTTCACAAAACATGTTTAATCAATTCAGCACTATTAGTGCATCAAATGCAACTACAGGAGATTTAGCATTCATTGATGATAACGGCACAACGTCTCACGTTGGTATTATCAGTGTTGAATCGGGTATTAAATATGTCTACCACTCGGAAGGTGGTAATGGCATTGTTAAAACCCGACTAGATGAATCTCTTACAACTTATTTCACAACCGTGAAAGCCAATCCATATGTTAATTAGGGGGAAGTATGAATAGATGTAAACGTAAAAAGAATATAGTTATGTTTTTCTTTATCACAATAACTATATTTTCAAATTTAGCATACTTAGAATCTAACGCAAGTCAACTTGGTACAATGTCTGTGCTAGTTAAATCTGCATATGATCTAGACAATTTAAGCGTGGATTCTATTGCTTATAATGATACAAATGGTTGGATACAAGTTGTTCTTAAAGGTCCTGACCTTGTCGGTTGGGAACGAGAGGATATAAAAGTAACTAGTAATGAAATTACAGGAATAACTCTTCAAAAGCAAAAAATGTCTAATGAATTGCAAGTTACAGGAGATTTCTCTAAGCTTTATACTCCATCCTTAAATCTGAAAATTAATGAAAATTTCATAGGTTCTAGGGTTTTGTATGAAATGCAAAATTTTGTTGATAATATATTTGCTCCAAGTAATCCTATTATTGATGAAGAAACAACTAATTTAATTAGGGATATTCGCAATATGCTTTTTGTTGATATTCCTGCTCAATTAGAGGCTTTCACAACTGCTAATCCTGATGATTTTGTTGCTTCTATTGAAAATTACCCTAATGTATTGATTCTTGGTCATTATCGTACTGGTTTAGCAGCAGCTGATAATCCTGAAAAGTTAAAAATTATCTATTATGATGGTTCATTTCATTTTGAAGAAAATGGTGAGAGGGAAGAAAAGATTAGGTATAAAGTTGTTAATGATACTTCAACGAAATACTATATCGTATCAGTGGATTGGATAAAAGATGATTTTTCATCTGTAGATGTTCTTGCTGCTTTTGACAATGTGACTACTGAAGCTTTGTATGAGCCATGGGATTTAAAATTCATGTCTGATATGTTTGTTTATGCATCTAATAAACCTTTAAGTTATTCGGGATTAAAGTTTCATCCTAATTACGTTGAAATCCCAAATTATCTAGAGCCTGATTTTAATATTGATGATGCTACAAATACTAATGCTTTACATACAATTGAATTAATTAATCAAAATCAAAATACAAATTCTTTTAGTTTTCAAGCTTTAGTTGATTCTCGTGCCTGTGATAATCGTTTGTTTGTAACTTTTGACTCTGCTTCTCCTCTTAGCGCAAATTATCGTGCTGATATAACGCATGATGATGTTAAATTTTATATATTTGACTTGATAATGAATCTTGATGTTAATGGTGAAAAAGAAGAAACAATTAGAATTAAATACGGTGGGGATGAAGTTTTTTCAAAGCCTTTTTTGTTAAATAATACTTCACCGCCCGTTCCTTCTGTTTCCGAAGATATTTTTTATCTTCGTACTTTAGAGGGTTATATTGATTTCATCCTAGAGACGAATTCGAAAAATCTAGATGAAGAAGTTGATGCTTATAGGTTAATAGATGATTCAAATCAAGCGACTGTCAAAGATTTTCCTTCTTATTACAAGCGTTTTGAAGAAGAACTTGAAGGATATTCTCAACCTCGTTTTCGTTATACCTTTAGGTTTCCCTCTGAATCTTTTGCCACAGGAATGTTTTTGCGTGGTCAGATTGATTTTTCAGACGGCACGCAAATGATATCTAATAATATGATTGATTATCAGTTAAAGACCTGGGGAGATACAGGTGAATATGTGCAGGACACACCTATTTATGATGTCATTCCTGATATCGATGATGAACAAATAAATGATACTGTCAATAAAGCTAAAGATTCCTACAATCAAACAGTTCAAGAAATGGAACAAAGTCCTTTCGGTCAAAAGATGAAAGCCTTTTTCGGTGCAAATTGGCTTCTAATGGTTATTGGCATTGTTGTTGTAGTAATTATCTTATGGGGGTAAATATGAAAAAAGTCGTAATAATTAATAACGAACAGATTAAGTTTGAATCTATCCGTAAAATTTCGGATGGAATGATATATACATGGAAAAGAAACACTTACTCTAGTGTTGATACTGTAAAAAAATATGATGGTAAATGTGAGTATTACTTTATCGGTAATTTTGACGAGGAAGAACTTGCTAACCTTGACTATGCTAAGAATCTTTTTAAGTCTCGATTTTTTAGGTCATTGACCCGGGACAAGTTTTCTATTACTGAAATTATCATCCTTGCTATGCTTGCTCTAAATTCTTATCTAGTTTTCCAAATGCAATCAAAGCTAGGTGAGTTTCTTGAATATTTAGCTATATAGAAAGGAGTTACTATGAAACGTACTATGGAAATTGATAGTGTTAATGCTCTGCAGAAACTTCTTACCGGTAATCAAGCGGAAGATAATTCTGCAGTTTTGGAAAAGATAGAACAACATGGTGTAAAACTTACAATCAAAAACACGGTTGCTATTTCTGCTCTTAGACTTTTAAATGATTATTTTAAAGCAGATGACATTAATGAATGGATAGATAATTATTTAGCTCTTCGTCAGCTTAGTCCAGAATCCAATAAAGACTTAATGAAAGCTATTGATGTTATGTCTAATAAAAAGTTACTTGAAAAAATGACTGTTGGTATGAATGTGAGGAATTAAAAATGAGTATACATGCTGTGTTTGGTCCTCTTGGCTCTCGTAAAACCTTATTCTCTATTGTCGCTGCATATGCTATTCGTGATCATTTGCCTTTCAATTATCAAATTATGGCTAATTTCACGCTTTCAGGCGCGAAGAAGATTACATGCTTTCAAGATATAATGAACGCTGAAAATGCGGTTTTATTGCTTGATGAAGCACATATTTTTATGAATTCTCGTAATTATAATTCAAAAGAGAATAAGGCTCTTACTCAATTCGGTCTTGTTACTCGTAAACGTAATTTGGAAGTATTCTTTATTCTTCCACGGCTTGGAAGTTTAGATGTAAATATAAGAGATATTTCAGATTTCTTCCATTACATGCAGTTGCAGTCGGCAACTGTTTTCCATCAAGTTTATACGCATGATATGATAAGTGACGAATATGCGCTTATGGGTTCAAATACTTACAGTATTGAACACTTTGAGCCTTATTATCTTACTTATGATACAAGAGAGATTCCGACTAATTTCATGCTCGGTGCAAAACTTTAGAAATCTGCGTTTTGTTGTTCGACCTTTAGGTCGGACAACAGCAGATTTCAGTTTTTGCAGCATGAAATTAGGAATCTCTTGCATAAAATTATGCATAGGGGCGGTCTTGTAATACGCCCCAAGGAATAAATTGTCAAAATGGCTTTAAGCCCCAAAAAATAAACAAAAACTTAACAATATAAAATGGTGTCAAACTTAATCTGACACCAAATTGTGCACAATCTAATTCATAATATACATAAAATAATGAATATATATTCATAAGGAGTGTAAAATATGCGAATTGATATAAAACGTACTAAAATTTACAATGAATTATCTCATGAAATGGCTAAAATGTTTTTTAAAACGACTAATCATAAAGTTGTTCCCAATATTGACAATATATATTATACCGTCTTTCTAAAGGGTGATACTAACGAAAATGTAAATGTGCTTAATTTACTTAACGAAATTAAACTAAAAAAAGAACTTGCTCTTGAACGTTATGAGGATATTAATTTTCAGGATGACCTATTTGTTAAAATCAAACGATATGATACTTATTCTCTTTGCCTGTCCTGTGAAGAAAAGTATGATATTTTCTTTACCGAAACCATTCCCAACTTACATACACCACGTATTGTTGTACAGATACGCTCGAAACCTCTATGGATGGGTTCTTATGATGATATCCTTTTTGAAACACATATGGTACTTGAAAAAATTCTCTCTAAGTATCAATTACAAGTAAAGTCTACTCGTGAAAATCGTATTGACTATGCTTATCATACTAACTTAATTCAAAACCCTTCATCACATTTTTCTGATGATAATCTATCTCAAACACTAGTTACTGATTTCTATGATATGCAAAAACATTATGAAATCAAAAAAAAGCGCAATATAGAAACAGACTATATCGCACTTGGCAATCGTAAATCAAACAATAACTTCATTCGTATATATGATAAGACTAAAGAAGTTATTCAAAAATCAAAGAAAATCTACTTCCTTGACATTTGGTACCATACAGGCATTATATCATATTACGATAAATTTTGTCTAGAGCATGCCTATGTACAAAATAACTATAATAAAAGATACGAAGGTGCTCTTTACTTCTATCTTGAACATGGCAAAGATGATATAAAAAAGGAACAAATTAAAGAATTAATGAGTGACTATAATAAGAGCATTGATGACTATGAACAATATGCTAAAACTCTTTTACCTAAAATTACAACGGTTCTCAATATCGAATTTGAAACAAAACGTAAATACTATTATAACTATGGTACTGTTATTGATGAACTAAATTGCCGTTATCCGAAACATGCTCTAGCACGTATTTTTAAAATCATTGATAATCAATCTCTATTTCTTAAAAATCTTCACGGACGAACTTTATATTTTGAGGATAGGCTTACAGGTGAAGTAAAGTCATGGTGGAAACGCATTCAAAGCACTAAATTATTTGGATTCGAGTACAAAGAAAAACTTAACCGTGATTATAAAAAACACATGGATAAAGCTCGAATTATTCAAGCAACGGTCAATAAAGTAGCTTCTAATGCCGTCTACAATGGTAAAGATGAATCTGACTTTATACAAGATATCTCTGACTTGCTCGCCAATGTTAATGATAACGATAAGGTACAGTATGAAATTAGGCAACTTGAAAAAAATGTAACTGATAAAGACAGTGTATACCTTCGTCAATATACTTCAAAAAAACGATTGAAAGCATTAAAAAATAAGCATATGATAAATGAGAAGGCACAGCAGATTTTAGAGGTCGAAATAGACCGATATAAAAAGAAGTATAACATAAGGGAATTAACTGACGAACAGTTAAATGATTGCATGAATCAATTATGCATATCATTTATAGATTAAAATTAAAGGATTGGGAGTGTTATATATGAAGTTATCGTTATTGTATCAGATGTTTTATGACAAGCTAAAATATGAAGATGCTGCAAAACCAAAAACGTTATCGGGGTATGATTATTTTATTAAGGATCTATTTATAATTAGGTATTTGCATGATAAGGATGTTGAGGATTTAATCCTTGACGATTATAAAAAGTACCTTGTTTATTTACGTGAAAAAGGTACTCTTAAGTCAAAGAGTATACATACTTACTTTAATTCTGTCCGCACGTTCGGTAATTTCCTATACCGTGAACATTACACGGATGTAGATATAGTTCGTGATGGTCCAAAAGTTAAAGTTTATAATACTATAAAAGAGATTCTCTATGATGATGAAATTGAACTTATTTTTTCAGTTCTTGATGATTCGTCAGACCAAGGCATGATTATAAAGCTTATTTTTGCTATTCTGCTGGATACAGGCATTCGTCCTTCTGAACTATGTTCGATTGAAATTAAGGATATTAACTTTTCGAATTCAACTATTTTGATTCACGGAGATAAGGTGTATTCCGATAGATTGGTTCCTATCTCAATCTTTACAAAAAAGTACATAAGTAAATATTTGCAACGTAGGATTGACCCTTTGGAGAGAAAGGATAGAGATATTCTTATTATAAGTCTAAGAACTAAGAAGCGCTTAACAGTTCGCTCTATACGTGGTCTTTGCGATAGATGGATAAAAGACCGTGCCGGTATACAACGTGCGCATGCTTATTTATTCCGGCACACATTTGCCACACGTTCGCTTTATCTTGGGAAGTCAATTTATGATGTTAAAATCTTACTTGGTCATAATCGTGTGAGTACAACCGAAGGATATCTTCGAAACGTGTCTCAATTGAGATTAGCTGAAAATCTTCATATTTCAGAAACAAAGGATTTGTTGCGTAAGCTCTTATAGGTTTACTGTCATAAAAAAGATAGACTAATTAATGTCATTTAAATTACATAAAACTACATCAAAAAACCGTTAATCTATTATAGACTAACGGTTTTTATTCTAGCGTGCGCAGAAGGATTTGAACCCTCGGCCTTCTGGTCCGTAG